ATAAATATGTTTTTCATCACTCTGCTTAATAATAATTGATATTTTTAATTAATCTTCGATGAATTTATATTTTTCATTCGCTTCTTTTTTTGTCTCTATGATGCAATTGTCAATAAAATAATTAACACTATAGTTGTTTGTCTTATAGTATTTAATTCTGGTGTACCCTTTTCTTGTAAAAATTGAAAACTCGTCCCATATATCAATAACTAGGGGTATGTATATTCTCTCGGATGCTTTTTCTCTTAGAATTCTTCCAATTGATTGTTGAATATCAGATATAGGACTTGCAAATATCACAGTGTTCAGTGTCGGGATATTCATTCCTTCTGCCGCCATTTGATAAGTCGCCATAATAATTTGTTTTTTTGAAGATATATCTAGATTTGCTTGAGTCATGCCACCAACATAATATCCAACTTCGTCAGATAGACCAAACACCTCTATAAGATCCTCCAATGTATTGAGTTGTTGTCTTCTTTCGCTCAAAATAAGGATTTTTCTGTCTGGTTCAGACTCTAGCAACCTTTTCAAAACACCTATAATATAATTGTTTCGCGGGCAAAATGAACAAATATTGCTTATCATCTTTGTGTTATTTGGTTTTCCGTTCCAAAGAAGTAAATTTCTGCTATATTCAACATTTGGATCAAAGTATTTATGAACTTCAACATTCACGTCTACATTGTCCTTTGTTTCCAGTTTATAAACAGATTTGCCAATATAGTACTCAAACACCTTTCTCATCCCATCCTTTCTATTCAAAGTTGCAGAAAGTCCAAGGATTTTGCTGACGTTGAGTTTTTGAAATGCTCTACAAAATACCTCTGCACCAAGATGATGCACTTCGTCAATAATCACCAATCCAAAATCTTTGAAAATGTCCATGTCATACTCTCTCATCGCGAGGGATTGTAGAGAAGCAACAACAAAATCTTTGTCTTGGACATCTACTTTCTTTTGTTTAATAATACCAATTTTTGCATTTGGAACAAATTCCTTTACGGTTTCGACAAACTGTTGATTAAGAAAGTCTTTATGGGATACAAACATAGTTTTCTTTTTAAAGTGACACGCGATATACACGCTCATAATTGTTTTTCCAAATCCGCATGGGACAGATATGATCCCTCCCTTTTTAAGCGGATCATTTGCTGCCTGTATAAAGTTTTGTACAGGAACAAGTTGTTGTTCTCGTAGTGTTCCTTGAAATATCATGTTGTCGCACTGAACTCCTTCTGAAAGCGTATACTTATCAGGTTGCCCAAACTTTTGCAAACCAAAATATCTAGGAATGTACAGTCGTTTATCGTTCTCAATATAGATTGGAAACGATTTTTGCTCTGTCTCGTTTGTCATCGAAAAGTTTACAACGGGGTTCATTGTCAATTCTTTTTTCAGTTTTGAAATGACATCTTTATTGCTTTTCTTAGCAATACCATATCCATTGATTGATAATATTGACATTTTACTGATTTGTTCATAGTTATATATGTGTCATATTTTTATATCTAATCTTAACAATAGAAGAAGATGTTATACGAAACATTGAGAATTTTAGCGTTTTGTCTTTTGATTTTCGTGATTATAATGGACGACTTTCCTATTTACAATAAAATGAAAGATTCGGTAACCCAGTTCTTTCTGGCATTGTGTGTGATTTTGTTCATATATTTTGATCCAACATTTGGTTTAATAATGGGATTTGTTCTGTTACTAGTCTACTTCGAAATATATGGCAAAATAAAGAAAACTATCAATGGTAATAAAATTCAGACAAACACAACACCCGCAATTGGAAGTAATGTATGGGACAATGAACAATCAAAAATAGATTCCTGCGTAACACAGATGGAATACATCACAGACGAGCATTTGTTTTCTGCCCAAAACAATATCTTTGACGAAGATAATATGAAAAAAGAAATAACTGCCACAGAAGATAATCAAAATGGATGCGGCACACAGGGATTTTCTTGCGATAAATCAAATATAAAAGGTTATTGCAATATGGTCTCGTTTTATGATATAGAAGAACAATTATAGTAAATCAAAATACAAAATCGCATAAAAAATTACGAATACAACAAACATATTGATTAATATCTCGCGACCTGATGTATATTGTTTTACATTATCAGGTAATTTATTCAAAACATACAAAGATATATTACTGTAATAAATTAAAAAGGTAACAAGAGTTATTATTGCCGATCGTTTTGCAATATCAATATCAAACAACTTCTTGTTTGTATAGGAACTGTATCGAAGATTGTCTAGTACAGGCGCTTGATGAAGTTGTTGGACTTGTTGAATCGGTTGGACTTGTTGGACTGGTTGTACATGTTGAGCATATTGGATTTGTTGATTGATTTGTGAGTTTGTTTCAAATCCCTGATTTTGACCAGACGGTTGATCGTGTGTATCTTGTTCAAATTCTTTCAAAACAGACTGAACCATTGGATCTTCTATATCTGTAACGTCCCTGGTAGTCTTAAGCGGCAGAGTGTCAATGGGGGTAGACATTTGTGTCGAATTATTATGGTTGTTTATAATATTAGGCGACATAGTTGCCATAATCTAATATATGACAATAACAAAATAATAATTGAAGTTACGCACTGTATTTTTATTCAAGTTTGTTTTCTGGAATATTTCGAACATCATATGGAAACAAAACTTCTGTATTCGAGCAATCCACTATGTAAGGAGTATATTGGAAACACGTTTCGTCAAGTCGAAATGTATTACCTTCTATATCTTTGACATGTGGAGCAAAAAATTTCACACAATTATCCTTGCACGTTCTATGAAAAAGAAGTGCGATCGCGAGACCAAATATTGAACTTATTATTTTTTGACCAATTTGTGTATATAACAACTTGTCAACAATGTCCCTTGTTGTATTCATATAGGGTCTTATACTAAAAAATATGAATATTTTAAATTATTGTTTGGTGTTTTGCTTCGTTTGTACATTCAACTCGGGACGACTTAAATTTGTAACAGTCGCCACTTAATCCCTTATAAGTAATTTTCTCTGAATTATATGGTGTTGGATATTTTATAATTTGTTTTTTATTCGGTTCGCCGAGAAATGCATAAATAATACCCATTGAGAATGCGAGAAAAAACCAGAAAAAATGGATTTGAAATTCCATCTCGTCCTCTATATTTTAATTGATAATTTTAATTGACTTTATTTTGTTCAAAGATTGTTTTGAAATACGAATCCAGATTTTCGGGTTGCATTTGTTCTTCATATGTAGAACGAGGTACATATTTAATAACAGTTTTGGGTTTTATATTTTTGGTCAAGTTATCATAATATCCCTGGATAATTGAAATAGTTCCAAGAAACAACAACAATATTGCAATGCTTTTCATCTTATTATACATTAATAGAAAAATAAAACGATTTTAAACAAAGGAAGATCAATCTGAAAGGTTTTCTTTTCTTTCAGACCATGGGTCAACCTTGGATATTTCGTCTGCTAGATCCGATACATCAACGTTATCGGACTGTGAACTAGATTTAAATGCAGACTGTTTTCTTTCTTCAAAAACCTCGTCTTTGTTGTCCATATTCTCTTTATATTTCTTCATCAAAGTATTCAGTTGAGATTCTGCAAATTCTTGTTCTTTTAGATCACTGGGGTTCGGTGACCAAGGGCACCAACAACCAACTTGTCCGATGAAAATATCAAATTTATTGTCAAGTTTTTTGAGAAATTCTGAACGATTTTTTGCTTCATCTATGGTATCGAATGTGCCTCGTACTTTAATACCGCGAATAGAAGTTTGAAAGTTGTTATCTCTATAGTAATCTGCTTCAATTTCAGACGAATTGGTTGATTTAAAGAATTTGTATTGTTCGTTCATTTCAATAGGATCTGTCAAATATTTGTGATTGTTTTCGATATTTTCAATCATTTCGCTAGAATCCGGATATTTTGCCCGCAGACCATCAAATAGAGTTTTCATGTCTTTGCCAAAATGATTCAAAAATTTACTGAAATAATAACTATCTTTCTCTACTAGAATTTGTTCGGGACTCAAGAAAGACAGTAAAACATAGTTTTGTCCCCTGATTGATTTATCTTCATCTAAAAAATCAAACTCTTTTGTAGAAATTGTACCCGTATCATTTGACATCTTTTATATTATATAAAATAAAGCTCTTTAAAATCTTATATACTTTTCTATAAAAATTTTCTCTAGTATAAGTATAAAAGAAAGTAAAATGGATTATACTCTTGACCTTTGGGAGACAGTAACCAAATTGATTAAATATTTATTTGAAGGATTGGCGGTGGGTATTGTTGCATATGTGTTGCCAAAATCTCGTCTTCACTCCAGCGAAATATTGGTAATTGCATTGACTGCCGCGTGCGTATTTTCCATCCTCGACTTGTTATCCCCCACCTTCTCTGCCGGTGCTAGATCTGGCGTTGGTCTTGGTGCGGGATTCAAATTGGTCGGATTCCGTTAAGTAATTGTTATGTTACAATAGCGGAGATTGGTGAAATTCATATTTCAGATCTTCGCAAATTTTCTTCCATATCTGATCTTGAATATATAATTTTTCTCTGCTTTTTAACAATGGAAAGTATTTCAAATACTCGTTTAACCCTAGAATTTGAAAAAATTTATATAAAACGTAACTATATGATAAAAAATTCTTCCTGTCTTTCGGACAATGTTTGAGGAAAGGTGCCTGAATATCTCTAAACATTGTATATAATTTATCTTCTAAATCTGGAGAGAATTGCGGCGTAGGAACGCCATTTATTCTATTAATTATATAATTGATGTGTTCATAGTATTTGTTTATTCGCAA